CCTGCCTCGCAGGTACGGACAACCCGCTGGAGGCTTGTGGTGGAAATGGCTGCTAGGGTTTCATTGCCTACGCCGTTATCGTAGTAGACCGAGGGCGTCAGATTTTGGCCGTCCGTGTCGACAAAGAATTCGAGCGCCCATAATGCCTTGTTGCTTCCTCTTTGCAGGTCGATGTAGCCAGTCTGGAAATCAAAGTTAACTGGATTTCCACCTCCAGTCGGGCCGGCCCAATCATCAAGCAATGAAACGAAGCCTGAGTTATCGCCCATGTAGACGAAGCCAGTTACAGGATCAATGGCAAGTGAGAGCGGCTGCACGGAAGCCTTGCGCTTGGTGATGTTGGCGTGTTTGAGATCGAATACGAGGATGGAGTTGTTAGCTGCCTGTCCTGCTTCGGCATAAGCCCACACATACTTATCGCTGTTCCCTACTGCCTCAAAGTTCAGTGGAACGGTCGTACTTGCGACTTCAGGGGGATGGAAGCCATTGACGCCAAACAATTCTTCATTCGTCCTGTCGTCCTGCTTGAACCACAAATCAAGCTTGGGAGTAAGCGGCTGCGAGGTGTAGCCGTTAAAGACCCACAATCCCCAACGATTGGCGAAAATGATCTTGTCAGGATTCGCTACTACCGTAAACGGCTGATCTGTCCCTACGGCTGAAGGAGTCTGAGAGAGATCGAAGCTCGATTCATCGGTTCCGGTAAGCCGCCAAATAGAGTCCGTCTTGATGATGATAAGCTCACCAAAGATCGAGACGATACGAGAGCAGGGCTTGGAGTCTCCCACGTTCAGGAAGTTGATAGAAGGATAGGCGAAGCCGTTCAGGGGCTTAGACCAAACGAGCTTATTGGTTCCCGGAACAATCCAGAAGATGCGGTCATAGTGGAGAACTGGAAAGCGGACATTCAGGCTTCCAATGCGCGTGTTGGGATAATCTCCCGGCACGTCTCCAGCCAGAATCACGCCTGCGGTTAATGCGGCCGCATCGGTCTGGTTGTCACTGAATGTAGTGGACACATTGTCGTTGATAGTTCCCACGAGATAATGCGAGGTAAGGGTGTTCCCTTTGCGGTAGATGTTTCTCGCCGTGGTTCTGGCGTCTCCGGTAGGCAATGAAGTCAATGTACCTTGCTGGGCCGACAGTGGGACAGATCCACTATCATTGCTTCCATCCGACTCTTCTCCGTTCGCGGCAACGAATGTGACCTTCCATGTGTAAGTCCCAGTAAGCGCTCCCGATGCGCCAGCAGCCGCCCCGAAACCGGCTCCTTGGTATACGGTCATCCTGCCATTGTTGATACGAAACGTCAGTGGCGCACTGTTGCCAACGTAATATATTTGGAATCCGAAAGTGCTCGCATTGATGTCGCCCTGCGCCCAACCACCCGCAGATAGCCCCCAGAGATCGGAAGAGTTGCCCGCCGTGTAGGTCGTTATGGCATTACCGGCAACCAAGATCGATTTGGGAGTTCCTACCGGAATCCCGCCCTTGAGCAACGAAATGACTACCGTGCCGGTGCTTGTCGAGGAAGCATTACCGGCCACAAAGGACGCTGCTATTCCGGTTACGGCGACGGTGCTGACCGCAAATGAGTTCGTAGTCATCGTGGCCCGCAGATTATTGGAAACGAGCGTGCCAGTGGTGAGGTTTACTACGGCGGTTGTACTCAGTGTCGTGTCAGTGGAGTTTATATTCCCGGTATTGCCCCAAGCAACCCCAGAGCCTGTAGCGGTTCCCGTGCCAACTAACGTCGGTCCCGTAACCGTAGCTCCGGCTGTATTGGGCGGGGGCCAGTCTACAGTTAACAGGTTGGTCATGTCTGACCAATAGCCCGTAGACCCAACATCGAAATACACGCGGTTGGGAGCAGATGCAAAAGACATCTTCTGCTGAGAGGTGTTGCTGCCTGCCAATCCACTAGCCTGCCCGCCCAGCGTCTTGCCAAAGAACACATCTTGCCCTATGCCAGTAACCGCACCAAGGCTCGGATTCCAATAGAGTGAGTGGGCGTTATTCGTTGATGTCCCACCAGCGGAGGCGTAAGCTATAGAGTTCTGGTGGGTGAATGCGCCAGCGGAGATTACGTTTCCTGTCTCGTCCAGCCGCACGTTCTCAGCTAATAAACACTCCTTGGGATCGAGCTTATCGACTCCCGCGAGAGCGTTCATACCGCCGCTGAAATCTGAGAAAATCTGCTCCATTTGTTACTTAAGCCACTCCAAACCGCCCTTGAGAAGTACCGTTTTCCGAGTCCGCCAGTCGTACTTGTACAATCCGCCTTCGCCAAAGGTGTAGATGTCTATTTTGTGTTTGTCGCCTAAGGCTTTGTCTATATCCGATGGTTTTGGGTCATGTCCGTGCGTGTGGTTGTGGAACTCCGCAACCGTGTTATCGGTGCCCGGAAAAGTCGCGTGATGCATCATGTGGTCGTTAGGGTGGGGCACGACTGACAATCCCTCATTGTCGGCTGCTTTATCTATCCTGAACCCCCACTCTATTCCCGTCATTCCATTACCAACACTCTTCCAGACCCCTTTCATGTGGTTAAGGACATCAGTTTGACGATCTAGGTTCTCTGGTATAGGTGGCGGCATTTGTTGCAAATGTGCCGTAGCTGGCGGCAGGGACATAAGCAAGCCAAACAAGGGACCGAACTGCGAAGCCATCAGTAAATGGTGACGTGATCCAATACCTTGATCGTGGCCTCAAAGATATATCCCGGCCAGCCGTGATCGTAGCGCCAACCCGCCCGAGTCAGCAGATACCTCTTCCCACTCCAAGACAGAGGTGTATTGATCGCCACGAACGGAGGGAAGAGGCCCACAAAGATTCCGGGTACATACTGCCGCGTAGACTTGAACGAAAGATGCCTTTGAATCCAAGAAGAGATGCCGAAAGGATCGTAACGAACATCGTCTCCCGCGTTTACGAAGTCGGCATTGTTACCAACCCGTGTTAGGTTTGCCCAGAACCATCTAAGCCATTTCACTGGATCAACTCCACCAGCCAAAACTTCTGTATGATTTGATCCGTTGCGGCGACATTGAATGTCCACTTGAGCGCCTGCGATACGGTCAGGTCTACCGAGGAGGACACTAGCAGTGCGTTGGTGATGATGCCCGTACTGAGGTTCACCAAAGATTGTCGCAGTACATTTTGAACGTTCTGGACTCCAGAGGCATTGAATATCTCGTACGTAAAAACATCGTAGGCGGTGTTATTAAGATTCGCATAGGACAAGCTCTCGATAGTGCTCGCCCCCAGTATCAATTTATAGGTTACGGAAGCGCTCCCAGTTGCATGCAGAAAGGCAATCCTGACACGAAAACCCTTTCCTGCACCTATCGTGTTCGCTGGAATCGTGTAGGTAAAGACGGTCTGATCTGCCCCATTCCCGGTTAAGGTAGCATTACCTGTTTGCTGATTCAGTAGTGTAACGCTGTTGCCATTGGATGGCTGAGTTAGAGTGGAAGTGTTCAGCGTGCAGGAATTCAGAGTGCAGGTGTTAAGTACTACACCGGAGGCGAGGGTAGTATTGCCTAGCAGGGTCAATGCCCCGCCAGCGATGGAAATGGGGATCTGGGTAAGCGACTGAGTACCGCCCGTAGAGGTAGCACGGGTGAATGTGCTGGTCCCGGTTGCCATATCCTCTAAACCGATCTGCCCTTTTGTGATGATTCGAGCCATTTAGTGCACCGCCGTCTGTACAGGTAGGATTTTGTTTTGGAAGTTGTCGCAGCAATCGTCTGAGTCGATTAGCCAGTAGCCTTCTTTGTTGCGCTTCTTTTCGTACAGCAACCCGAGTTCGTCATCGGCTGTAACTACGGGATGATGGCATTCGCTCTTGTGCTCCCACTTGCAATTCCCGCATTCCCTTGGCGGTACATTGGTCTTGCCTGTCACGAATCCAGCGGTGTGCGTGCCGTCAAAGGGCTGTATATCCTCTGCGGTGTTCTGTACGAGTGGCTTATAGATTGGGCGAGCGCCGTTGGAGTCAATGACAACTAGCCCACCCTCCCAGACTACGCTAACTCGGGTGTAATCCATCTCCTGCCTGACGTACCCGTATTGCTTGCACACCCATGCGCTAACCGATCGGTGCGTAGCTATAAGGGGAATGCTCTTGGTCTTTTTGCGTGTATCGAGGATGGCGCTGAAGGCTCGCGTAAGTCTCTTTTCAAACTGCGCGCCAGTCTCATCGTCACCTAGGTTGCGAAGATCGGCTATGGGGCGGACGGTCTCCAGGCCCAATATGCCAGCGGATATTTCTAATGCCTGTTCTGCCCTTTTCAGGTCTGAGGAAATGCCCCAGCCCGGCTGCTGCTTAAGCTGATCCTTGATGTAATTGGCAGCATCGCGGATCTGCGAGATCCCGAATGCGTTCATGGGGATCTGCGTTTGGCCTTCATGTTTGGGGCTCAAGTCTGTGACGCCGTGCCTGAGAATGTAAGCTAGAACCATCAGTAGTAGCGCTTGGAGTTGCGATAAGCACGGATGGAAGGATTAGCCATCGAACGGTCGAAGCTTCTCCCCGGAGACATTACCGTGGGCCTGGTTTGATCCTGATGCCTGGTCAATTCCAAAACTGAGACCATGCGCTGCTTGTAGACTTCCCGAATCTTCATGGCTTTTTGCACGTCGCTCTTGAGCATAGCTAGATAGCCTGCGTAGAACTTCACCGCATACTGAGCGACAAGCGGCAATGAAGTAGTGTCAGAATCGTTTACAAGCGTCGCCGGATTAGGCACGTAGTGGTGATTGACCGTCGTATTTGTCGAAGGAGGAGGCCACAGTATAAAAGAGTCATAACTAAAAGGGACAAAACCTTGGGATTGATTCGCACTGTCCTTCTCCCACTGATACATCCCGCCATATTGCTTATCGAGAGAAAGCAGGAAAGAGGGAAAGAGCCTGAGACTGCCCCACAGCGTAGGACCGTAGATCCACATCGGGGTAAGCAGATCGGCAGGCATCTTGTAATATGCGACATTGGCAGCGACGTTAACCGGAGCGTCTTTTAGCAGGATGCGCGAGTCCATTACGACTCTAAGCACGGCATGGTTGATGTAGGTATTCAGCTCGGCGGTGGTCCACAGGCCATCGGCAGAGACTTCATTCAGATAGATTTTCAGCTTGTTGCGGAAGTCTGAAAGCGTGAAATTGCGGATCATGTGCCGTAAGACGGTTTCAAATCAAGCTGAAGCGGGTAGCCAATGCTGTTCATGCGCTGCGCGAAAAGACTTCCCTCTTCAAACGGTTCGAGCGAACGTACGCGCGTACTCCACCATCTGGCCTTATTCTCCAGGACCGCTTCCATCCAATCGCCATACGCCTGAAACCATACTTGTGCCAATTCCAAGTCTTGAAACTCTCCTTCTCGCAGAAAGCATTTCATCACTGCCCAAAACACAAGTCCGAAGTGGCATTGCACCGGAAGTTGGGGTGTATCCGTATCGAGCACCATCGTGTCCGGTATGCGTACAACGGCAGCTCCAATGTTCAATTCATCGGTGGAGTAAATCTGCAATTCGCCCACGTCCGCGCTAACCGTGGTGAAGGGGTTAGATATGAAGTCAGGCCGGAAGTAGATGATAGCTCCGTTGGTATCGCTTACCCCTATTACGATTCCCGTCTCTTGGCTGAAGGAATAAGTATTATCCGGCTGGCCTAAGTCGTTCAGCAGTTGAGCCACTACCCCGGTTTCCTGCGATGCCGTGTAGCTGACCCCGTTCTGTGAAGGTGTGGGGTAAGGGGTGATCTGGTATTGCTGGCCCATCTGCGGGAAGTAGAACCGGAAGGGGTTATTGGCCGGCGCCGCCCGCCAGCTAGGATCATCCCGATCTAGCTCGTACTCGTTGGTCTGCGGCAGGAATACGCGGTCCCAAGTCAGGCGTTGAAACTGGTAGACGCTGTTCGCTGCCGTGTACGTCGAGACCGAAGCGGTGCAGGTGATGTTGGAGAATTCCTCAAACCAGCCGGTTACCTGCTGGGTATAAAATACCCCCTCGTTAATGTAGTCGTTGATCTCCTGCACTCCCCAGGAAAGCGAGTTGGCATCGGTCGAGGTGTTGAGCAAATACGTTTCGACTTGAGCCCGGATAGCGCCCAGGTTCAATGACTCGCTCAAGCCAACGCTCCATTAACCTGCGGTGTTTCGCGCAACAACGCCGGATGCTGCATGGAACTAGGTTGCCCTATGCTAACCAGCGGTTGCGGGTGTCTGTGCTGCCCTGAGAGCCACAAACGGTGCACCTCGTTTATGCGTGCCAGCACCCTTTGTGGGTACAGCCTGGTAGTGCATAGCGGGGATGGCGGCCCCACTCCAGAGGCATCTTTCATGGAGTTGGGGATCTCGTAAGGGCATGTCCACACGGTTCCCGCCCCGGAAGGGCCGCTACTGTTGTTAAAGGAATGCGTGCTACCTTTACAGGTCGGGCATTCAATTCCGACTGAATGGATGTAATGCAGGACGTGGCAGGGATGGCAAAACACTTCTTTCGGGTCAGGAGCTATGCAGAAGTCATTCTTCCAGTATTTGCAAAGGTTGTCATGGCTCGAATGCGACAACATCGTAATCTTTGGAGTCTCGAAACACCCAGCCGCATTCAAGATACCAGTCTCTGGACCAATCACTAAGTCTACATATTTGGTCATCACTAAACTGGTTCTGAGTTGCCACTTCCCCGCCCTGGGTAGATAGCGGTTCGATTCCGACCTCTCGATTAGTGCGCATTCGGCGTCTCCTACCGAAATCAGCAGCACGTCGGGATTCTTGATTACAAGCTCTTGGGCGACCTGTTGAAAGTAAGGATACCGCTTGTGGTAACTCGAACCTGAGAGTACCCACATGACAATAAAGCGGCCCGGATATTTGTCCCTAAAACCTTGGGCCATGACTTCTTCCTGCTCGCTGAAAAACAGCTCCCCGTTAAGTCCCCTGTCGGCATATCCGGCTTTGGCAAGGTGGTTGTCATAGTAATTGGTCTCCCCCACTTGCTGCTGCACCGTCCGTACCGCGTTATAGAACACGCTCTCTTCGTTCAGTTCGGGGTGCTTCGTCCGAATGTGCTCCATCATGTGCATCAGTCTGTTATCGGGGACCAGCAGCGTCTCTTCCGCTGCCCCGGTCAGGTTAATGAACTTGTCGTACTTCTTTGCCAATTCAACCCAGTAATCGAATAGCGGTCCTGACACCACGCCCCTGTTGGGAACGTAGTCCTTGATCTGTACGGCTATTTCATCGACGTAGGGGCAGTATTTCAGAACGTCTTTGGCCGTTTCCGAACCGTTGACAGTGACGTGATAGCCCTCTTCCTTGAGCTTTTTAAGCACTGGAACAGTTTGTATGAAATCGCCGATAGCTCCGTAGCGAACCACCAAAGCTCGCTTTCCGAGAGATTGAGTAGCTATACCCTTAACAGGACTTGCAGTAGATGCGCACTTTAGGAATACGAGCAGGAAGCTGTACTCGTCTTTGTCGCCCCTGATTTCATCGGCTAGTACCTCCGCGTGCCCGATCTTGCCTATCGCATCTCGAATCTCTTGGGGATAGAAATCTTTGGCATGGTAGACGTTTGCGCCCTCTTCTCCTTTGTTGGGATAGAAATTCTCCCAATCCTCGCGGCCCAATTCCTTAGCTACTTTCTTTGTCAGCGGCAGATAGAGGATCAGCCGGCCTCCGGGCTTGAGAATCCTCCACCACTCGATAAGCACAGCTTCGCTATAGTGCATATCCTCAAGCGTATGGGAGGAGTAGACGTAATCGAATAGCTCATCCTTGAAGGGAAGGTTAGACACGTCCGCGATAACATCTGCCTCCTTACAGGCGAACGTGGACATGCCCATATCCACGCCTATACAGGAATGGTCTCTGCTCTTTTCAACCTTCAGCTTCCAGCAGCCGCAGCCAAGATCTACACCGTGGCCGTAAACAAATGGGGCTATTCTGTCGTGAATCTTCGCCGTCTCGTTGCCTTCGCTTGCGTCAATTCTCCAAGTCAATCAGTTTCTCCTGATGGTAGAATTTCATCGGAACCGCCCCTTCACATACCTGCAGAAATGCGGGGAGACCGGTATCCAGTCCGGGATTTGGATCGGCGGTTCCCTGTCATGGTCCGCACCGCAGCACTACTTTGTAAGTCTCGGTTACTGCTGGAGTGAAAGCCGCACCCGTAGAAGTCGTGGCCGTGAAAACCGGAGCCGAGAATGAGTATGTCGTCTCATCGAAGATGATTGCGCCGCCTGCTCCGGTGATTGCGTGGACATCAAGCGTGCAAGGGGTGCTCGCAGACGGAATCGTATTTGGAAGAGTTACCGTAACAGTAGGAGCCGCTGAGAATGACGCGCTACCAGACGTAATCGTGAAGCAGCCAGTATTCGTCCATCCCGGTCCTGTGCAAACCGCCGCGCTTGCGCCAGTTCCCCAACCAGTGCCGAGAGAAATGGCTCCATTGCTCAGTGCGGTGCCTTGATTCGCGGCGATCACTACCGGCATCAAATTACCGCTATCGGTTAACTGCTGGATCACGGCCCCGAAAGAGCTATTCACAATCTGAAGAGTTCCACCCGCCACACGGAAGAATTTGTGTGGGTTCGCTGCCGCTGCTGTTTGGTCGAACAGGTCTAGTGTTGCGCCCGAACTGCCGCCGCCATGAACTGCGATTTGCAGTCCCGTTGCGCCGTTTGCGGTAGAGTCAATTATCCCGGCAGTTCCAAAGGCCGCTGAATTTATCATATTTGCGGAAACCTGATTGGCCGTCATTCGGCCACCGGCTGTTTCTGTGAACTCTAGGCACGCTTTCGATAGATGCCCTACCGGACCAGCGCCGCAAGAAAGCCCGGAGATATTGCTTAGACCACCATCCACCATCTTGATTGAGCTATAGATATTATTAGTGCGGTTGGTGTCGCCAATGAAAGTGATCCCCTGAATGTTGTTTAGGATTGACGTTGTGGCCGCGCCTACCGTGTCATATCCGACAATTTCGATATCGTTCTGATAGTTGCCCATCTCGATTGCAGGACCGATCATTTCTTCATTGATTAGGTTGGCAGAGCCGCCCGAAGTCCCACGAGCGAAGATGCCATCCATCTGAGCCTGTGCTATATCGGCATGATTGATTCGCATGGTGGGCGAGTTCACCAACTCGATGTTGTCGCCCCACGCCATCGATACGCCTGTGAGTGTACTGAGAGTTGCCGCCGTTCCTGCAGGATAGTTCCAGCATTGGCCAATCGTAATCGTCGTGGTGCTGGGAATAGCCGCCACGGTGCAGTTGAAAGCGTTGTTCACCCGTACCGTAGTGCCGACGAGCGAGGAATCCGTGCTCCAGCTTCCGCTCGTCGCCGTGATTGTCGTGGAAGTAGTGTTGACCGTGGGAGCAATCCCTTGGATGTTGAACTGCGTAGCTTCCCCAACGAAAATATCCGCACTGGCATTGGCAAAGATACCGTCTATGCTGTTATTGCCGAAAAACGACGACCGGAACGACGCACAGCAAGAGGAATTAAGCCAAGCGCCATGAGTCGAGCAATTCTGGTATACGACACTTTCGGAGTCGTACCGGAAAGCTCCTCCAGTGACAAGAAGGCAGACTCCCCCAGTGGGATTGTTGCTTTTGTTCCCATCTAGGATGAGGTCACGTACTGATAGCTCAGCCACGCCGTTGACTGATACGAGCGCTGCTAAATTGCTGCCATTTGCAGCCTGCAATACCGTAGGCCCAGCTTTGATGCCTGAGCCGCCTGCGATTGATTGGGCCACGCCAAGTATCGTTCCACCTACTGATGCGGAGGAGATACCCGCTGAGGTCGTATACGTTCCCCCTTGAATAAACCGCAAGGTATGGTAATTGTGGGCGCTTGCTCCAATCACGACAGCGGTTGTCCAAACAGAACCGCACGCTTGATCCACCCAAATTTCACGCGGGGTGTTTCCGGTTGCTACATCGGCGGTATTGATGCGTGCTCCACAATCGGAACCTGGAAACCACGTTGCCATGATCGGCCCGGCACCATTCGACCCGAGAACAATACTTCCCGTACCCAATAAAATCTGCACGTCAGGAGAGAAGATCGTGCCATTAAGCGTGAGTGTCCAACCTGTTGTGGTGATAGTTCCGCCAGCAAAGAATTGAATGGCAGAACTACACGTTACATTCGCCGTCATCACAATAGGCTTGCTAATCCCTACCGTTCCACTTGCTCCTGCTGCCGTACAAGCATTGGTCAATCCCGTGGAGTTGAGCGGGTACGTCACTCCATCCACGAAGATGATGGAGTTGAGGGAAGAGGGGTTGAGATTGGCTACCCATGATCCATGCTGCCCGCTATTGTCAGGCAGGCAGTGCCATTTGTTCCCCGTCGATACGTCGATGTATTCCTGGTAGATCGCGCAGGTTTGAAAAGCTCCCGTACCAGGTGCGCCGTTGCCGGTAATCAGTTGTGGCTGGTAGGTGTTGCCTTGCGCCATTGCCAGAACTGGCAGAAGGCTAATTAATCCTAATGCGCCTATCGCCTTCAATAGCTTTCGATGGATCGACAAGTGTAAGTCTCCCTAGGTCGTATCTGAGGTGATAAAGCGGCATTGCATCCGTTGGCGCTGGAGGCCAGTGGGACGATTTGACTCTCAGCATCAACACGGTAAAGTTCTTGCTGATCTCGATTCCGTCTAGCTCTGAATCTTTCGGCAAGAGCCCATCAGCCAAATCGACCAACAGGCCAAAGAATAGTTGCGGCTTTAGGGCGACGCAGTGCTCCCACGGAGCCGTCTGTGAGGTGAAGAAGAATTGGATCAGACTGTCTACCCCTTCATCCTCGAACCCGATTCCCTGAAAGTGCGCATCGTGGGGGATCGGTAAGTTGGGATGAGTATCGTGAAGAAGCGAAAGCATCTGCTCGGGCCGGATCACAAAGCCACGAGTAAACTTCGCCCCGCTGATAATGGAGGATCGACCGGAGGTTACTGCCGAGAATTTCTTGAGTTCCCCGTTGGGCTTCATTCCACCTGTAGCAAGGTAAGTCCGCGACTTAGCGGAAACTCCACAAAGCGAATCCCTGGTATCGAAAGGAACTCGTCCCAATGCGCCTTGGCTTGTTGGTCAGGTTCTCCCGGCGTGGTCGTCCTAAGTCTTGAGGTATCGTGTAGACAAGCCATAGATCCTGAACGAAGCAGCCCTCGTTCTAGGCAAATCTTCAACTCTTTGCAGCGTAGTGGGATCTGTGAATCGAATAGCGCGAAGTCGAAGATGCGGCCCGTGGTACTGAGATAGTGGATAGAGTCAGACACAACGATGTCGGCCCAATCCGCCACGCCGTTAACTCGCAGCATCTCTCCTGCCCACATCGCGGCTTTCATCTCTATTTCCACGCCTACAATCCTGCCGACTCCGTTGCGCTTCAATGCCTTCGCCATGGCTGTAGTGCCGTAGCCTTTGAAGGTTCCGGTTTCGAGAACGCTTAGCGGCTTCAAGCAATAGACCAATGCGTGTAGCAGGTTCAGGTATTCGTGTTCGGTAGTTTGGGTATCCTCGGAAGTAAACATCCAGGCGCGTTCTTCTTTGACGTGGCAGTGATGTAGGGTTTCTACTTTGTCGGAGAGCGCCCCAAGCATGGTCTGGGTGATCTGCGTCATTCCTCGATCACGCAATGCACTTCGTTGTCCTCCCAGCAACAGACTTCGTGTAATTGATCGCCAATCCGTCTAACGAAACAATCAAGAGGCAATGTGGATTGCGGGTTATACCTGACTGCCGTACAGCCTTGAAAGAGAAGGGCGATTGCCACAACGACAACCGCCCCTGTTCCTTTAGACAAACTGCGGTGCAAGCCCCACCGATCCGGTTATGGCTCCGATTGTCTCGGTCGCAGATGCGGTTCCGGTACAAACGAGGCCGATGGTAAACGCCGATCCTCCAGCAAGAGCCACTGAAGGAATGAACGTGTTGTAAGCAGCCGACGCAGACGACTGCGCCAGCGTGCTAGCCGGTGAAGGCGTGATCTGTCCCGTCGTGGTGTTTGTCCCAACCACAACGAAGAATTTCACGCCAGCGGGTGGGGTGGTAGGAGTTGCGGTGACAACCCCTGCGATACTGCATAGGAAAGTAGGCTCAGCCACAGGCAGAAGCTGCGTGGTGCCTCCGGCTATGATCTGGCCGGAAGCGGTACAAACAGCGTTCTGCGCTGCGATGGTGAAGGGACCGACGTAACTTCTGGAATCTGTGTATGCCATTAGTTTTCGGCCTCCTTATTTACTTGTGATGTGAGCGATTCGTTCGCTCCCATCCGTTTGCTGGTTCCAAATTTTTTGAAATCCCAAAAGCGCATACCACGCGATACCTTGCGACCGACCGTAATCAGTCGGCACTTTCTCGCGCAGTTCCTCGGGGATGGCAACACCTTCCATCACGGCGTCAAAGCCGATAGCTACGGCCTCTCCTGCGGTGGTGGTGGTGCCGGGGGCGTTAGACAGGACGTTGGTCTCTTCCACGAACCGGCCCATGTAGTACCGGCCAGCCTCACCGCGATACAGGTACTCCGAAAGCGTCTCGGAATACTTGGTCACGTCCACGAAGCCGCCCGTCTGGGTATCGGAGAAGAAGCCAGACAATGCGCCCACGCTGCAAATCACAACGTAGGATTGCCCGTCATAGAACGGGATGTTCTTTTTGCGCATGTCATCGCAAATCGCACGCCAGTTCGTACCGTTGAGGTTCGAGCTGGCTGTGGTCGATGCGGTGCCATTCGTAGTGATGTTCACCGAGTTTGACAACGAGCAAACATAGGTGAGATCGCTAGACTGGAACTGCGCCCCAGCAACGGAGTCGAGCGTGATCGCCATATCGTTCATCAGTGTTTGCACGACCGAGTTATCGACATCCAACTCAGACAATGCCACGAGCTGATTGGTGAACGGGATAGCGTTCGCATACTCGCTGATGGTTAGGGTTCCCTGGTTGATGGTAAAGTTGCTCTCAGGGATGGTGGCGGTTTCGTTGAGGCCCGAAGTGCTACCGGCAGTGACGATGGGCTGAAGCTTGTCGAAGTAGACTTTATTACCGCGACGTGCTCCCTTGGCTCCTTTGATCTGAACGAATTGCCGGAACCGCTTTAGGGGTTGGGCCTTGATGCGCAACTGGAGCGACAGTTCATTGTTAGTGAAAAAGCCGCCCAAGCTGTTCGTACCGAACAACTGTGAAGGCATGGACAGACTCCTCTAGACAGCTAGATTGCTGCCTGCTGATCGAACCGAAGTCCTTAGCGACGTAATCCGCGATGGGACTTTTGCTCTTGTTCCTTCAGCATCGCCATATGCTTGTCGAATGCGGCATCGGCGGTTAGCGGAGCCTTCGTAGAAGGGTGTTCCGTTGCTGCGGCTGGAGCGGAGTTACTGAGAAGCGGAATGGTCCGCGTCTCTTGCGTGAGTGCTTCCTTGGCACCCTCTGTTCGGAGTCTCCCGGTGAATTGACGGAAGGTGTCCGTAGCCTTGGTTAAAAGGGCTGCGGGATTCCGTGCAAGCTCAGGGTCCGATTGTGCGAGCAGGGTAGCCTCGAAAGCCACACGCACTTCATGTTCTTTCAAATCCGGGTTGTTCGTGCGCCAATTCTCAGCAACTTGCTGAGCGGTTAACGCAGTCTGAACCCGTTGCACTAAATTCTTTTCGATGAACTCCTTAGGGTTAGTTGCAAAGTCGTTGATGATGCGATTGTTTTCCGCCTGCTCCTCTGCGATCTGTGCGGGAGTCTTAGGAGCTGGCGCTGGAGGCGGAGTAGCTTGGGCTTTCGCTACAAGCTCCGCTTTCTCTTGCCCCTGCCTGGTAATGAGCTTTTGCGCTTCGTCATAAGCCTTCTCTAACTCTTCGACGGATTTGTACTTCCCGGCGTAAACTTTCGGCTGTTCTACTACGGGAGGCACTTCAACCTTGGTGGCTTCCGCGGGCTTCTCTTCTGGCTTTGCCTCTACCGGCTTGGGGGTGTTTTCTTCATCACTTATATTTCGGAATCCAAGGTCTCTACCTGGTTCCAATGCCTCCATTGAAGTATCGCGGATAGAGCCATCTGGCTTCTGATCCGCCATGCGAGACTTCGTTACTACGGGCTGAGAGACTTCCACCTTGGTAGGTGGAGGGGTAGGAGTCGGAGAGCTGGGTGGCGCTCCTAGATGCTGTCCGCTTTCGTTCTCGTTTAGATAAAGCTCACTGGTGGTTCCGGCTGCTGGCATCAATCCTCCACTATTTCTATTTCGTAAGTGCGGTGCGGGTCGGTAACGGTGTGGCACCACGAACGATGTCTGGGAATGTAATTAGCCACAGTGAGATCAGTAGACATCCCACACGGCACGCAAATTCCTAGCTTGGGTTTCGGCAGAGAGTTAACGTACTCAGCAAAGGCTTGCTCGCTCATATTCGGCGGTGAGATCAACTTCGTACCTGTGCGTTTTTCACGAATGTAGTTGCATCTCTCCCAATTGCCGCTTCTCTTCCCGCTAAGACTCCCGACGCTATATCCGCATTGCGATCCGTGGTCAGGATGAAGTCATGCAAGAAGCGAAGCGCTCTCAGGTAAAGCCTTAATTCCGACACTACTTTCTCATCGCAGATTTCAAGCTGTTGCTGAGCCCAAAGTATTTCCCGGTCTGCCTGTGTAACGATTAGCTGATAGCCCATCGAGTCTTTGATTTCCTCAATGGCCCTTCCCCGTTCGATCCAGCCTTGCAGCTCAGTGTTGGGCCTGCTGAACCATTTCGACTTTAAGCCGCCCTTGATCCGGTCGAGCGTGGCCCCCGCAGCCTCAACGAATTCCTTGAGCTTCTTACGGGAGTCGAGTTGCTCTTGGGTGGGCATTATTTATAGATTGGGCCGCCGCGCCACGGAGCAAACACGTAGGCCTGGGTGGTTGTCTGAAAGCCATAGTGCTGATGGAATCCGCACGGTCGTTCAAATGAACACGAGCCTTCCGTGCATAACACGTCAGTGCCCTTAATTGGCTGGCCTTCTGTTTTAGTTAGTACCTGACTTGTGGCAATTGACGCTGCCGGGACCGCCATTAACAACGAACCAAGAAACTTCCGCCTGTCCACTATTTCACCCTCTTGAGGCGCGGGTTGCTGCGCTTAGCCGCCCCGGAAGCGTGTCGCGTGGAGTTGGCAAGTATTGCTCCTGCCGCTTGCTGCGATACGCCTTCCTTCGCAGCTATTTTGCCCTGCACAGCCTTGAAGCCGGAATGGCCGTTGTCGTTGTGCAACACGCCGTCCCGGTTATTGCCGTACAGGTCCAGCCGGTCAGGTCTGTCGCGGTCCGTCAACATGGTGTCGGAATCGTAATCGCTCATGCGAGGATCGGCAGCATTCACACCGTAGCCTCTTAGGTAGAGTTCATCAGAAGCGTTGCGGGGCAATGGCGCAGTACGTGGCTGGAAGCTAGGATAGGTTTGAAACGCTACAGACTGATCTGCTGATCGCATTGCAGCCATAGGACCGTGCAGCGTGGGATCGGCTTGTTCGGTTTCATAGTGCGCTACCGTATCCACGCGCTGCGGTGCCGGCTCCAACTTGTCTACTCCTTCGCGTGAACCGAAAGAGCCGGGAGGGATAACTTCTCGATAGCCCTTATAGACAGGCGATAATTTGCCATCCTTGGTATCACCGTTGGCTAGGAGATTGACTTTAGGCTGTGGTGAGCGATTGATAGTCACATCCAACCCAAAGTTCTGGCTTACCGATTCGGTGATGTGTGCTGGTACTCTTGTGCGTGCCATTTACTTGCCTCCGAAAGCAGCCTTACCAACAGCCCTACTAAGACGCTCAAGCGCTTCTGTTTCTCGCTTCACTTCATCATCTGTCTGTTTGTGAGGACTGAGAATTTCGTTCCACCAAGTCACGAAGCTCTCTAGTGGTTTCTCCCACATACTGCCGTCCTCACGAAGGGCGATGATCTTCTCTTGGGTGCAGATTATCTGGATAGGCTTATGCATTTACCCTCGGACGGTTTCGCGAGGCTTCGTGAGTTCCGTGTAATCGTAGAACTTGGGCACCCCACCTGGATCGGCAGTCTGCCGCTGATACTCCACCGCGCCGTGCAGCTCCTGCGGGCGAGTCTCGGAACCTTCGTAAGCCTTGGTCTCGATGCGCCCACCCTGCCGTGCGTTTTCCTCAGACGTTCCGGGGATCTCTTCTACTGCCGGCACAACCATTGCTTGACCGGCCTGCGGGATAGCTTTCTCCGTTGCAGAACCTGGGATTGGTTTGATGTCAGGCATTGCTGTCTCCTTTAGATTTGGATTGTGAATCTGGTCCTAAATATCCATCGAAGTCGCTCTGTAAATCGCTTTGAGGTTCGGCCCGCTCGATGGTGATCTTTAACCCCGACGCCTCTTCGTCCGTCTTGAGTCTTGCGAGAATATCCACAAGGCGCGGGGCATCCATGGCGGGAATAGGTTGCTCCTTCACCTCCTGCTGAGGGACGACGCGGCTGGAATACACCATGTTGTCAACCGGCATCTCGGTTGTGTACTCAGAGCGATTAAGGAAATTGTTAATCTTGCTGTTCCTGTCACCTCCAATGACTGATCCGGCATGAGCCTTAACTGGTTCTTTCATTTGCCCTCACCGGAAATTGTCTATCGTATTTCACGCTGCTGGCCCAGGGGCGGATGGGGGTTGCCCTAGACTCATGGCCGCATCCAGCAATTTCTGTAAGGTCTGCTGATCGTTCGCTTCTCGGGAAGATGCGATCTGGCCATGCGCTCGCGCCATCTCGGTAAGGAAAGGATTCTGCTGAGCTAGTGCGGCTTGCCTAGACTGCTCTTCCATATCATCTGCGCTGGGATCGAATAGCTCATCAGGATCGGGAAGATGATAGGCATCTGCGACGCGCCTCAACATCTTGTTCAGTCTCATCCCTACTGCGCTGATAGCTTGCGGTCCGAACTGTGCTAACGTCATCAGTAGGTCTTTGTACTTGGAAAGATTCTGCTGGCGCTCGATGGTTCGGGAAAGTCCACGAGCCTCAAAGTAGTAGCGTCCCCAAATCAGGTTAAGCCGTGTCTGGATGGGTAGCTGGTCGAGAACTTTACCCGCATCTCCAAGCAGCATTGTCCAAGTCGGATTGCTGGTAGCATCGACAAACTGGAAGGCTCTGCTCCACATCTTTTCAGCAACAAATGACAGGCAGTTGTCCTCGATGATTACGGCTATGTCGGCCAGGATCAGCGTGGACTGGAGTTGGGTTTGCTGAATCTCTGTAGCAGTAGTCTCACCTTTGACATCAAGTAAGCCCTGCGCTTGCTCGGTGATGAAAGTTCCTCGTTCGTACTCCTTGTTGAGTGATTGGAGAAAGTTGAACGAAGAGTTGCCAAGCTGGGGGAATTGAACGCCTTGGACAGCATTAGGACCAGCACCAGCCCTTTTATAGAAGACCTTCCCCGGCTGGACGCCGGTCTGCATGTCGCCTTCGGGATTCTCCAGGGCACTTGCTTCCACCTCCAGCATGGGAACTACGCTAAAACTTAGGTGATCTTCCTGTTTCTGTGCGGTCCGATCGGCGGCATCCTTTACGCTAAGATTCATTTCCAGCAAGCCTTGGCCGGGAAACCGGCCGGCCACTACCAGCGGAGAGAACACGATGTACGGAGGTAGTCCATCCCAGTAAGGGTTATCTTCAAACTTCAGGATGGTGGTTCGGTTGGCAATCAAGATGTGCTGGTTGGCTTTAACGACTTGTTGGGTATGTACGTCGATGATGTCGCCCCAATACTCCCAGAGCAATGCTTGCTTTCTGTAGTGCTCTGCGGGGATGAGCCGCTTATCGTAGCGGGCGAAATCACGAGTGTATACCTGGTCCGCGAAGTACATCTGGTCGGCAATGCGGTCAACGTGTTCGAGTTCGCTCGTATTCTCGAATCCCTTTTGGGCTTTGAGCTCGTCCACGTCCACCAGGGTTTCTTCGATGATAAAATCAAGGCGGTTATTGTCCCGAGTACGAGGGCCAAACCAGATATGAAAAGGATCAATCGATTGAACATAGAGTTGGCCCTCCTTCCGCTTCTTCTGGATGAGTAGCGGCCCTGTATCGTCGCCCTTAACCGATAAGTCGAATACGTTGCGATAGCCCCAGCCAACCTTCAATACTCCCAACCCGCAAGCCGCCCCGAACTCCAAAGCGTCTCGGAACTGGCTTCTGAAATGCGCGTTGTTGGCTAGCTTTAGTACGACC